CTCGATGCTCATCGCGCGCCTCCGGTGAGGAGATCCACCCCGACATCGAGGCAGGCGTCGGCCAGCCGGTCGGCGGCGCCGGCGCTGCGGATGGTGCGCGCGCCCGGCAGCTCGCTGGCAACCCCGTAAAGCTGGGTGGTGGCCACCCGCACGCTGGTCTGCGACTGGACCGTCACCGCCACGCCGCGGTCGCCGATCCGGCGCGATCGCCGCTCCAGGTCCGAGGCTTCGCGCAGCACGGCCTCGCCGGCCGCCTGGGGTGCCGCGGCCGCCGCATGGGCGAAGACGCCGGCCAGCTGGCGCAGGTCGCTCACTGTTGCCCCCAGTACCGGGACTCGAACCAGCTCTCGGTGGTCATGCGTCGGGCGTCGCCGAACAGCCCGCCGCCGTCGACCTCCACCACCCGGAGAATCCGTGAGGTCAGGTTCTGATCGGCGGCGTCGGTGGCGGTGATCTTGACCAGGTCGTCGACGCGCGGACTCACCGCGATCGGAACCGACACGGTGACCCGCCGCACCGCCTGCTGACCGGGCCCCACCGCCACCGGCATGCCGGCCAGCACCCGCACCCGCCCCGGCCCGTCGTAGACCGTCTGGGCGTCCTCCAGCCCGCCGACGTAGCCGGTGAGCGGATCCAGCACGCCCAGGTTGCCACGCAGGATCTGCAGCTGGGAGGCGAAGCCTCGCTCGACCCGCTTGCGCACCGCGCGTCGCGTACGGTCGCTCACCAGCGCCCTCACGGGAACGTCCAGTAGCCGCCGGCCGGCACTTCGTACTCCGGTGCCCGGCTACCGTACTCCTGCCGGCCCACTGCGGGGTTGTCCATCATCCGCAGCCCGAACACCTTCGGCGGCAGCCCCACCTCCAGCCACTCGGGCAGCGAGCTGAGATCGATCGGTCCACCGCCCATGCCGTTCAGCTCCGCGTGCATCTGGCGCAGCCGGGTGCTGAGCTCGCGGTACTTGTCGACCAGGCCGCCGAGATCGACGTTCACGCCGTCGGCGCTGATCTGCGCCTCGCCGGCGAACCGGGCCGCAGCGACGTCGGCCAGGTAGGCCGCGGTCATCTTCTGGTCGCCGTAGATCGGCGTGACGAGGGCCACGGCGAAGTCGACCTCGAGATCGGTGAAGACCTCATCGTCACCCGACAGGGTGTCCTGCAGCCAGAACCGTGCCTCGTCACGCGGGGAGCTGGCCGGGTCGCCGGAATAGGTCATGCCCTGGTCCGGCCTGCGCGCGGCGCCGGCCCGACGGCCCGGAGGGGCACCCTCAGTGCCCAGCGCTGAGCCGGTGTCGGGCCGTCGGCGGACGGTTGCGGTGCCGCGATGCCGAGACGGGCGAGGATCGCGGCACGTAGCTCCGGGCAGTACCGCTCGATCGCGGACAGCAGGTCGGCCTCCGAGAGCTCGACCTCGCTGACGTAGCCGGTGTGGAGGTAGCTCTCCAGCCGGAAGTAGAGATGCGCCTCCGGGAGAGGTTCGTCCGGCTCCCGCCAGTGGCCGGGCCCGATCTTGAGCCGGCGCCTGGCCTTGTAGCTGACGATCATGCCTCTCCCTATGCGCAAGGACCGCCGCCGCAGGGAAGCCGGCGGCGGTCCTTCGCGTTCCGCTAGTCGCCGACCGCGTCGATGAGGAAGATGCCGCAGTCCGGTGAGACGACCTTCATGTCGTAGGTCATCTCGGCCTCGACGCGGTCCGAGGCCAGGTGCTCCATCCGGAACCGCTTGACGCGCAGGCCGTTCTGCCCGCCCCCCAGGTAGCCGGTCCAGGTGAAGGTGTAGCCGGCCGACGGGGTCATCAGGGAGGGCGCCGAGGGCGCGTAGCCCAGCAGGACGCCGGTGGGGTTGACGACGAAGTCGTAGCTGGCCGCCGCGTCCTGCAGTGCCGCGTCGTTGATCTGCGGGCCGGTGGCCTGCGAGACGTAGGCGATCTCCAGACGCTCGATGTCGAAGAACGAGGCCACCAGCTCCTTGGTGATGACGCCCTTCTGGGTGAACTTAATGCGGTCCAGGATCGCCGGGTGGTTCTTGAGCGCCTTCCAGACCTTGGCTCCGAGCACCATGAAGTTGAGGTCGTACCCGGTGAGCAGCTTGAAATCGATCTGCCAGCCGGTGACGTCGGACAGCGGGTCGGACGCGCTCAGGTCCCACTGCAGGAACTCGCCGCTGCCCGGGTTAGCTCCGACGCCGGTGTACTCGGTGTCCCAGACCCCGGCCTTGAAATAGGCGTTGGCCCAGTCGATGTCACGCCGCAGCAGCAGCTGGTTGGTGATGAACCTCGTGGCGTCGCGGTCCAGCCTGAATACCGAGTCCGCGTTGGCCCGGGTCTGGTCCTCGATGTCCTTGTGGACGGCATAGACGTCGCAGTAGTACAGGTCGGTGTTGTTGTTCCAACCGACCCCGGCCGACTCGGTACCGGGCGCGCGCCTCTTGGCGTCGGTCCGGCGCCAGTCGGACTTGGAGTACTTCCAGAAGATGTCGGACCGCTTGGAGACCGGCACCTTCGGGAAGATCCTCGTGGCGATGTAGTCGGCCTTCTGCATGTGGGCGACCGACACCATCGACAGCGGTGCGTTGATATGGACGTCGGAGCTGCCGGGCAGCGGCATCGCGAATTACCTTCCCGTCAGGAGTTCAGCTTGAGCAGGGCCGGGATGAGATGACCAACATCGCCGGAGGCGATCGCCTTGGCGACGATCCGGTCCGTGTCCGGATCGCCGACGATCGGCCGGCCGGTGTTGTTGTACGTCAGCGGGTCGCCCGCGGTGACCGTGCCACCCAGCTCGACCATGGAGATGCCGGAGAAGCCCATGGTGGCGGCCTCGCCGGGATACTGCGGCTTGTTCTGGAGTACCCCGTCGGCCAGCTCGGTGGTCGGGTCGGTGGCCAGGCCACACCGGTTCGGCCCGGTGATCTTGACGAACCGGAACTGCTTACCGTTGTTGGGCGTCAACGAGCCAGGCAGGCCCGGCACCCCGGTGTAGATGCCGATCGTTGCGTCAGCGTCGAGGCTGACGCTGCGCAGGCTCTCTTCGTATGCCATCGGTGCGCTCCTAGGAGAGGTTGGCGAGGTAGTCGGCGTAGGCGCCGGGGTTGGCCGCGAAGTAGTCCTCGACCGCGTCGGCCTCGCTGAGGTCGCCCTTGGCGATCCGGTCCGCGGCGTCAGCCGTGGCCCGCGCCAGGGGATCCGCCGTGCCGCCGTCACCCTGGAAGCCAATCTCGGTGAAGAGCATCTGGCCGGCTGCGGTGAGGGCCTTCGCCACGACAACGCAGTCCTCGTGGTCCATCTGCTGCTCCATGCGCATCAGCACCGGACCCAGCTCGGTCGGATCCCCGGGCAGGTGCAGCTCGGCGGCCTTGGCGATGTAGGCGGCGGTCAGCCGGAGATCCTGCTCGCCCTTGGCGAGCACCTCGGCCTGCTCGGCGCGCTGCTCAGCGACGGCGATCCGCTCGTCGGCCACGGCGAACGCCGTGGCCATCTTCGAGACCACCTGCGCGAGATCGCCATCGCTCTGAGCCTTGGCCAGTTCGGTGCGAAAGGCGTCGGCCAACGACTTCCCGACCGTCTGATGCCCGGCATCTGCCAGGAAGGGGCTGTCGCCGGCATCCTCGGGCTCTGCCGCCGAGGCGTCCTCGTCCTCGAACCACTGGAACCGGTTGCCGGCGCCGTCGACGATGACCTGCCCCTCGGTCAGGGGGGTCTCCCTGGTGACGGGCTGGCCATCCAGCGTGAAGTACTCGACATCCTCTTCGGCCACGGTTCCTCCGGCGCGCTTGGCGATCACCAGGGCGGCGTATTGATTGGCCGGGAGATCGACTAAGGAGACCTCGTCGATCTCCATGTCGTGCACCGAACTCACACGCCCCCCACTCATGGCTCAACGCTAGAAGCGGGCGCAACAGATACGAGCCGAGCTCGTCGTGGCGGGTCAGGTCAGGAGCGACGGGAGTGGTGCGGGCCTGTCGAACTCCACGCCGAACGCCGACTTGGCGATACGCCGGTGGGCGGCAACCCCGGCTCCGGCTCCGGCCAGCCCCCCCGCCGCTATCGCGGCCGCCGACCGGGGCCGAGAGGACGACCTGGCGAGGTACTTCCGCGCCGTGCGCAAGCGGTCGCTGGCGACGATCGCATGGAAGGCGGCATCCGAACCGGTCGGCGCCGCGACCGCCCGCGAGGCGCCGACCAGCGCCCCGCCGAGGTGCCTCTCGGCCCTGCCGATATTGACGGCCTGCTGGGCCCGGTAGCCGAGAATGCCGCCAGCAGTAGCGCCCCCGGCGGCTGTCGCGGTACGGCGTTCGGAACCCCCGCCGTCCCGGCGTTTGCCCAGCTCCACGCCGAAGGCCGACTTGGTTACGCCCCTGCGCTCCAGGTGGCGCTCATAGCGCCGGGCGCCGCCGGCCACCGTGGCGGCCGTGGTCGCCGTGACCAGCGGCACGAAGCCCGGCTTGCCGTGCGACACCGTGCGGAGGACCCGGCTGGTGGCCTGCTGGCTCAGGCCGCGCTGTCTCGCGATCCGCTCCAGATGCCCCATCCGGCGACCGAACTTCGCCGGGTAGGACTCCCGGTAGGAGTCCCGCAGCTTGGCCGCGCCAAAGGGGGCCGAGGCGACCGCCGCGGCGCCGCCGGCCGCCGAGCCGACGGTATGGACCTGGCGCTGACGTCGCTGACTGGTCACGGGCCCGGGTCGACGCCGAAGGCGGACTTGGCCACCGGACGGCGACGACGACCATAGGCGTCCGCGGCCGTCAGGGTGCCCAGGCCGGCGGCAGTTGCGATTGCCGACCCCGTACGTATCCGACCCGCCCGCCTGGCCCGGCGAGCCAGGCGGGGGAGCTCGGTGATGTGCCCGGCTGTCACGTCGCCGCCCATCTGTCCAGTGAGGCGGGCAGATGTATCCAGGCCTCGCATACGCGCCCGGTGCTGCACCTTGTGGGCCGCACCGCCGGTGATGAGGCCGCCGACCGTCGTAGCGGCTCCCACGTTCTGCGCCTGGTGATGCCTGTCGGCCTTCTGGACATCGCCCAGCTCCACCCCGAAGGCAGACTTCGTAACCCCGGTCTTCTTGCGCGCCACCCGCACCGCGCCCAGGCCCAGCACGGCACCGGCCACATGCCCCGCCGCCGCAGTCTTGCCGCCGCCGGCGTGCAGCGCACTCAATCCGGACCCGGTCGCCTTGGTGCCGGCGATCCGGCCGAGGTTGGCGGCCAGGGTGCTGCCGGCGAAGTACTCGGTATTACGCGGGTCGCCCGGCTTTCCGGTCAGCGACTTCTCGACCCCGGGCAGATCGACCCCGAGGGCGGACTTGGCCACCTTCTTCCGCTTACGGGCGGGGGAGACGAGGCCGGCCGCGGCACCTCCCAGGGCGCCCACCGCACCCAGGCCGGCAGCGCCGCGAGCGCCGCTACGCGCCGAGTGCTGCACGGCGATCCCGAGCGAGCGTGCCGCAGAAGGCTTCGCGCCCATGCTGTGCAGCAGCGAGAGTCCTCTGCGGGCCTTGTAGGCCCCGACGTACCCCCCGGTCGCACCGCCCAGCGCGCCGTAACCCCCGGCACCTAGGGCTGACCAAGTGGCCACGTTCCTCCCGCGGCTGTTCTGTCTGGTGTCAAGGCTCTTCGGTACCGATTTGGCGATGCCGAACGGATCGGTCCGCTGCTGGGTCATGCGAGTTCCTTCCGGACGCCAGTGCCGTGGATAGAGAAACCGAGCCGCTTACCGGCCTTGACCGCGGCCCACTGCTCGTCGTCGTTGACCTTGTAGCCGACCCACCAGCCGTGCGGCAGCGCGTCGGCCGACAGCCCCATCTTCTCCAGCTTCTCGGGGGTGACCACGAAGCTCTCGATCAGGTCGGCAGTGTGCACCGGACCGCCGTCGGCGAACTTGGCTACCCGCCGGTGCATATCGCCGCCCTTGCGCGACTCCCGGACGTAGCGGTACGCCGACTTCTCGATCTCGTCCAGGGGCACGAAGTCGCCCTGCCGATCGATCACCGGCTGGCCGTCGACCACGGACAGCGAGCACCAGCCGAACACCAGCCGCTTCTCCGTGTCCACCTTGGAGATCAGGCCATCGAAGACGAGGTCCACGTGCGACTTACCCACGGGGTTCCGTCTCCGGGTCGCCGCCAAGGTGGCCGCAGACCCGGCGGCCGCGCTGCCGCCGGACAGCGCCACCAGACGGCCGTTGATCCGGGCAGGGCCGGCGTGCCGGCCGGCGGCCGGTCGGGCCGCGTGACTGGGGACCCGGCGGCCGGTGCGACCCATGAACGGCTGCTTCATCGCCTCGGTGCGCATCCCCTCCACGAAGCTGCGATGCTGGGCCGACGCCAGGTGTTCGGTCATCCGTACCGCCCGCCGGTAGCCCTTCGATACCGGGTCCAGCCGGCCGCCGGCCGCCTTGCGCACTCGCTCCTTGCTGGCCCTGGCCAGCACCCGGTTGGCGACCGCGTCTCCGGCGAGGTTGGCCGCCTGCAGGCTCAGGGCTCCGGCCGCCGCCCCCCGCGGATGGGTCGCCACCAGCCGTCCGACCCGGTTCAGGCCCGGCACCTTGCCGGCACCTTCGCTGGCGCGATGAACGGTCCGCCCGATCCGCCCGCCGGTGCGGAACGCCTCCCGGCCAGCCACCTCTTTCAGGCCGGCAACCCCGGCGGTGATGCCCAGGGCGTTGCTGGCAAGGCCGACCTGGGCCTGCCTGCGCTCCCGTTGGGCCTGGCCGCCCGCCTTGCACAGGTCGGCCACCTCGCGGGGGTCGACCGCGTCTCCGTAGAGCGCCTTGATCACCGCGAACAGGGCCGGGTCATCCGCCCGCTGGGCCGTCATGGCTTCATTCTCCCCGGCCGCGCTAGTCACGCGGGAGCCGCGCGCCGGCGTCGTCCACCGGCACCATCGACAGTTCCCGCCAGCCGACCATGAACGGCTCGGCATCCGCGCCGTGTTCGAGCAGGGCGGAGTGGTAGGTGGCGTGGCTGACCACGTAGCCCGACCGCAGTGCGACCAGGTGCCCCGTGGCGGTGAACTGGGTCTCCTCATGGAACCCGTTGTCGAAGGCGAAGTACTGGGCCTCCTCGGGGGTGATCAGCCTGATGTCGTTGTCCACCGCCTCGTTCAGTAGGGAGCCGACCACCATGCCCGAGTCGCCGAGGATCTCCGGCTCCTGCCAGGCCACCCAGTCGGCGTACGCACCGGCCAGCCCCTGGTCCGATCCGACGCCGGCGTTCACGGCACGCACGATCCTGGCCCGGGCACTGTTGGCCTCCTCTCCCGGGTCGTAGCCGGCGAGCCGCAGGATGCCGGCGATGTCCTGGGAGCCCAGGCGGTCCACTACCTCGTCGACATTGGCCAGCGCCTGTCGGTGGGCGGCGACGACATGGGGGCGGAGTTCGGCCCACTGCTCGTCGACCACCCGGTCCTCGGCATGCCACTGCTCGCGGGAGTCGAAGTCCAGGTCGAGCGGGTCGTAGGTCTGCATCGCGGTCAGCGTCTGTGGCCCGTACGCGACGTCGTCGCCTTCATGGTAGTACGCATGGAGTTCCCTGATCGCGGCGTTGGCGTCGTCGAAATCGAAGACGTCGCCGGGCTCCCACAGCTCGTACTCCGCTTGCTCGTACGCCTGCAGGAATTCCGACGCCGGCAGGTAGTACGGCTCATGGCTGCGGGGACGCTCTTCACCCTCGACCCGCGCAGGAACCAGGATGTGATGTATGACCCTCTTGCGCGCCAACCCGGGCGGCGGCCCGGGCGGCGGACGCCGTGTCCGATCGAACAGCTGGGGTCGACGCCCCGCGAACAGGCTCCCCGCCGGCTTGCCGAACAGGTCCGGCTTGGCCGCGAACAGGTCCGGCTTCCCGAACAGGTCGGGCCTCCCGAACAAGTCCGGCTTGGCCGGCGCGACACCGTGCAGCTGATCCAGCACCGCCTGCACCTCAGGCGCCGGCGGCTCGGCCGGTCGCGTGGGCCGCTCGTCGACCGGGGCGAACCGACCGCGCCGGTCCCGGTCGTAGGGGTCGCCGGCGCGGCGCTTGGCGACCGGGGCCACCTCCTCCAGGGCCATGCGGAGCACCAGCCGCTGCCGGCAGCGGCAGTTCGGGTGTGCTCCCGGCGCCCAGTACCGCGAGCTGCCCAGCACGAACGGCTCCGTGAGCGGTACCCGCTGCCCATGCAGTGCCAGGCAGGTCGGGCAGGCCTCCTCGCTAGTACGGCGCCACTCGCGCAGCGCGTCGGCGGGGATCTCTCCGCGCTGCTGCAGCAGCATCCATGCCAGCGCCTGGCCGGACTGCATGGCCCGCCAGGCCTCGCTCTCGCCGATCCCGTCGGCCCGGGTGGTCAGCGCCTTGTCAACCAGCAGTCGGGCCGCGGTCGGCACCAGGTCCGGACGCGGCGTGTCGCCGGCCAACAGGCTGCCCACATAGGCGCGCATCTGCTGGCGGTCCAGCCCGTAGGCCGCGGTGGCCCGGTGCCAGGCCAGGCGCGCGTCCCACCGGGCGTCCAGCTGCTGGGCGTAGCCGGCAAGCAGCGCCTCGCCGGAGGTGTCGCTCAAGTAGCTACCCAGGCTCTCGACGTACTCGGTGGCGAGCAGTTCCAGCTCCTCCGGGGTCAACCCCTGGACGAGCCCGAGCTGCATGGCCTGCCGGACCGCGGGCACCGCCAGGCGCAGCCAGGTGGGGGCATGGTGCCGCCAGGCCTGGCCGGCTACCACCGCCACCTGGTCCGGACGAGGATCCTCGGCTGCCAGCCGGTCGGCCACCAGTCGGCGGATCACCAGGAACGCCGCGGCGATCTCCAGCGCCACCCGGGCGATATCCACAGGCTGGTCCACAGCTGGGGACGGCGGGGGTCCGCTCTGCAGGAAGGCTGCCGGGTCGGAGACTTGCAACGCCTCCAGCTGTGGGTCGACCAGCGGCTCAGTCACCGGTATAGGGGATTCCGTCGCGGTCGCGGAACGTCCCGCCGTCGGAATTCACGCCGGGCAGGGCGCCCACGTCGAAGCCGGCCGGCACGTGCCAGTGCACCTCGGTGGTCGCCGCCGGCGCCGTCTGCACCACCGTGGCGCGCTGCTGGGCCTCGATATAGCGACGACGCAGCTGCTCGGCCCGCAGCAGCCCCTCGGCCCGCCGGCGCAGCTCGTGCTCCTTGACCGGCTCCGGGCCTCGATAGCCGGCCGTGGCCTGCCATCGCAGTCGTGCCGCGTAGTCTGCGCGCAATTTCTGACGCAGGGCCGTGGCGTCCTCCTTGAACGCCGCGCCGCCGGCAAGCGTATTCGGCAGATCCTTGGAGTCGATCAACTCCTGGATGCGCGGGTCACTGGCGTACTCCTGCTCGACGTCGGCCGGCAGGTGGTCGCCGCGCGAGTAGACCGCGCCCGGGAACCTGTACTCCGTTCCCGGTGCGTCGTTGAGTGCGGCAGCGGGGTCGGTGAGGTCCTTCACCGGGTCGGGCAGGCCGCCGTTGGCGTGCGCTCGCACCAGGCTGTCGTCGAGGTCGAAGAGGTTGTTGTCCCGGACCTCCCGCACCGCACGCTGCAGGGTAGCGTGGTAGCCGGCCGGGTTGGCCTGCAGCTCCCGATCCAGCGCATCGCCGTCGGTCTCCAGCAGGTGCTTGAGTGCCGGCTTGCCGCCCAATGACGCCAGCCAGTCACTCACCGGCTGGTTGGCGATCGCGCGTTGCTCGTCGGTGCCGATCACGTGCGGACTGAATGTTGGGTGCCGGCGGATCTCGGCGGTGAGCTCCCGGGCCGCCTGGAGCTTGAGCTGCTCGGCGACCTCCGGCGCGATCGCCCCCGCCGCGGCCGGCGGCCGGTCGGGGCGGGGTGCGGGCGTGTCCCCGGACCGGGGGCGCCTCTCCGCGGGGATAGGCACGAGCCGGCCGGCCTGCCCCCGGATGGTCGAGGCCAGCACCTTGCCCTGGCCGACCAGCGGGTCGAAGTAGCCGGCCAGCACCTCGTGCGGCCGCAGATGGCGCGGGGCGACGTAGCCGGTGTCCTGGGGTGAGCCCTCACCCCAGGGATGGAAGTCGACCCGGCTGATGTAGTACGGGAACTGCTCCTGCAGTGCGTCCAGGGCCACCCGGTACCCCTCGCCGTTGAGGGTGAGCGGTCGCAAGGCGGCCCTGTTCTGCTCGTCAGCGCGGCGCATGTGCGCGTCGAACTGCCGACGCAGCCCCATCGCGTCGGCCAGCTTGCCGGCCGCCACCACCGGGTCCGGATCACGCAGCTCGTCCAGTACCCGGGTGGCGAAGTCGTCCCGGGTCAGCTCGCGGGGAAGCGGAGGCGGCGTCTCGCCCGGGTGCCGGTCGACGTAGTCCTGCCGGGCTCGAGCCATCCGGCCATAGTCCTCCCGGTACCGGAGGTAGTCGGCGCTGCTCTGGGTCAACGCCCACGAGGCGGCCAGCTCCGGGGCGGTCATGACGTGGCCGTCAGGCGTGGTCGACCGTTCGGCCTGCTGACTGAAGAACTCCGCGGCCGCGGAGCCGGCCTGCTGGGCGGACAGCCGCGGATTCTTGCGCTCGCGGGCCACCAGGCGGGTCAGCTCGGCCTGGTACTCCTCCGGCTGCCGGTCCTCGGGGAACTCCCGGTCGGCCGCCGTGGCCAGCTCCGCCATCCTGGACGGATCGATCGGGGCGCTCACCTGCCCGTTGCGCACCGCGTCGAGCAGTTGGCCGTAGCGGGAGACCATGCGCCCCGCCTTGTCGTTGTAGCGCCGGCCGCCCTTGAAGCTGGGGTCGAACTCCATGGTGTAGGTGCCGTTATGGCTGACCACGGTCAGCGCCCGGGCCCCGGTCATCAGTCCGGTGTAGACGTCCTCGGTTGTCGGCCCCCCGAAGGTGCGGGTGCGGACATACTCCCCGCCACGCAGCTTGCTCAGGTGGCGGAGGTTGAACGGCAGGTAGTGGTCGTCGCCGTAGCCGACGGCCTGGGTGACCGGCCGGCCGTTCCGGTCGAAGACCACCCCCTCCGAGGGCGGGATCGCGCCGCTGCGTCGCTGCAGGGTGTTCAGCTCCGACCGCGGGAGCCGGCTACGGAAGTAGGCCAGCACACCCGACGGGCTCCAGCCGGCGTCGGTTTCGGCCCCGTGGATCATCATCTCGCGCTTGGCCGGCCTGGGGTACCTCGGGTCGCGCTGCAGCGACTCGACCGCGGTGGACAGCCGCGGGTCGACGGGCCGCTCGGTACCTCGATAACGGTAGGCGGCCCGGTCGGCCATCGGCCCGAATACCTGCTGGGCCTCCGGCCCGTAGCTGCCGGCGTGCTGACCCAGCGCCAGGGCCATCTGAAGCTTCGGGGGCGCGGCGCCCCCCAGGGTGTCGGAGGCCAGCTTGGAACCGGCGCCGAGCCGGCGGAACACCCGGCTGAGCGGGTTGAACTCGTCGCCGGCGTCGTGCCGGTTCCATTCCGGCCCGAACTCGTCCCGCAGGGTCTCGGTGTTCAGGGCGCCGCCGGCCGCGAACGCGCCGGAGGCGACCGCTCCGGCCCGCGGCATGCCCAGCGCGTCCAGGGTGCTGAACGCCGCGCCGGGTGCGTCCGGGCTGGGTACCACCGAGACCTTGACGGCGGTGAGCTTGCGACCCGGGTCCAGTCCCGGCCCTGGGCCGCGTGCGGTGCCCAGGCGCTCTCCCCCGACCGGAAGCTCCTGGAGGTCCTCGCTGCCATCGCTGTAGACCAGGTGCAGCACCCCCTCGCCCTTCGGCAGCCGGGCGTACGGCGCGATCAGGCCGGCCACCTGGTGATAGGCGGCCTGATACTCCGCCCGCTGGCGGTCGGTGAACCGCCCCGCGGGGGGCGGTATGCCCAGCTTGGCGGCCAGCACGTCGGGGGCCGGCTCGGTCAGGGTGTGCTGGATCCGCTCGTGCTGCACCACGAACCGGCCAGAGTGCAGGTCGCGCTGCTGCTCCCGCGCCCGGCGGGCACGGGCCTCGGAGGAGTAGCTGCTGGCATCGAAGGCCTTGGCCAGCTGCTCCACCGCCGCCAGCTCGGCCTCCATCGGCTCGCCCTGCAACCCCTTGGACACGGCCGCCTGAGCCAGTCGACCGGTCAGCTCGCCGATGCGTCGGAGCGCGGTGGCGTGGAACGCCTTGGCGATCGCGGTCTGGTGCACGAGGCTGTCCAGGTGCAGGCTGTCTCCCAGTACCAGGAGGGCGAAGCCGACAGCCTCGTCATGGTCCATCTTCATCACGGTCTGGAATATCGCCTCGGCGACCGTCGAGTCGAACTCGCCAGCCGTGTCGAAGCGGCTGACCGGCACGAGCGTCATCGCGACCCCTTCCGGGGGGCTCCGGGCGCCGCCGGCTTGGCCGCCAGCTCCTGCGCCTGCTGTCGCGTACTCAGCTGCTGCTGCTGCACGCCGAGCGCGCCCTGGGCGGCCTGCTGGCCGATCTGAATCGCCTCGAGGCGCTGCTGCGCGAGGCTGATGATCCGGGCCTGCCGCTGCTCGACCTCGCGGGCCCGCTCGGTCTCGCTGTCCATCGACGGCACCTGGGCGACGTCGCGGACGAACTTCTCCATCTTCGGGTCGGGGAACCACTGCATCCCCAGCGCGGCGGTGGCCTGCATGAAGGCCGCCAGCTGATCCAGGGCCGGCGAATCCACATTGCCCGGCACCAGGCGCGGCAGCTCGTCCGGTCGCTCGCCGTTGAGACTGAACAGAGGCGGCACCGCCACCCGGTTCAGTATCTCGGCCACCTTGCGGATGAAACTGTTGCCGGCGGTCTGGAACAGGCCACGCTTGTCGGAGTGCATCGAGTAGGACCCCACGCCCTCGTGGCCCACCTGGATGAAGTCGGTCATCGAGCTCTGCAGGATGTCCAGCTTGTAGCGATCGATGATGCCGGTGGTGTCGAACTGCCGGCTCCCACCCGAAGACAGCAGCTCGAAGATGTACTCCTCGTTGCCGTTGGCGTCGTAGGACAGTGGCC